CTCTCAAGTGAGGTAGCTTTATTTGCAATCGCTGAATATTTAATTAAATCATCAGTGCTTGTTTTTAAGCTATCTTTTTGTTTTTTGACAAATTCATCTAATTGGTCATCTGTCATTTTTAGCATTTGCTGCTGATAAAACTGAAAAGCTGTTAGTTCGGTAGTTGCAAATCGCTCGGCATCACTTTGTGCATTTCCAAATAATTTATTGATGCTATCCATAAAATCGGCAGTGATTACCAATGCATCCGTTAGTATTGGCTTAAGAAGTGTGCCTATCTTGTTAAGAAAGTTATCCCAGGCATCGCCTAAGTTATTGACCTGACCTCCCAGAGTACCAGACACAGCAGCAGCTGCCCCAGCTACACCTTCATAATCGCCAAGGCTAAGAATGTACTCTCTGATTGCCTCATTGGTAAACTTAGTCTGAGTCTGCACACCTTTAAAGGTGAAGGTAACCTGGTCTCCTGCCTTCTGCGCCCGGATGCCAAACTCTTTCAATCGCTCAAACTCACCTACCTGAGCATCAATGATGGCCTCGGTGAGCATGTCAAAGTTTTTACCTGTGCTGGATGCCAGATCACCCAGCTTACGCATCTCTTCAGTGGTAGGTTTAAATCCCTGATTGGCAAGTTTGACAAAGGATGCTGTCAGCTCCTCCACCGAAAATGGAGTTGTTTTAGCAAATTCCTTTATGCCTTCCAGAGCAAGTGATGCTTGCGCTCCACTGCCTAATGTGTTTTTAAGTACTGCTGCCAGCTTTTCAAATCGAGCAGTGACATCAAATATAGCTTTGCCAAATCCAACAACAGCAGTTATGGTAAATGCACCGGCTATCATCGGACCAAGTGGTCCGAGCTTGTTCATCATGCCACCGATTCCACCCTGAGCCTTATCAAATGCTCCGGATAGCTTGTTGCCTGTCTCAGTGGCTTTTGTTGAGGTATCGTTAAGCTCCCGGTTAAATTTCTTTAACTCACTAACCGCATCTTGCTCCTCCTTACTAAGGTTGTCAAAGCTGGTTACTGCCTTCTTTAGCTCAGTGTCATCAATGACATACTTAATTTTTATTTCATTGCTGGATATTGCCATTGGCTTATTGTTTGGCTCAAAGTTAGCCAAAAAAAAACCACCGGAATCCAGTGGCATTTTCTCAAACTAAACCTATGTTAAAAAAAACCTACTTCTTCTTTCTCTGTTCAGTCAAAAAAGTGCTTACAATGAGGTAGTATTCGTAGACTGGCCTTTCGACCAGGAATTTAATTCTCTGAGCATCTCCACCTGTGACTCTAAACTGTTCATCAAATCTCTGTCTATGCTGTCGGATGATTGAAGTCCAATAATGTGTTTCAGGTTGTTTAGGTTTTGAATTGTTTCTGCCTGTAAATAAGTCGGGAAATTCGTGCTGTATTCGGTCAAAGAGGGCAGAAAGGCGTACTCCGGCAGTTTCAAAAAAAAACCCTCTACATCATTGTGCTTCATCCAATGCTCCAGCTTCAGCTTGTTGTATGGGTACTGGTAGTCTAATGGGTTCTCATGCTCATCAAAGTAAACAACAGTTGCCAGTTTCAGCTGCCTGGTCATGCTCATGCTCATCTCCATCTGCTCCTTTAGCCGGGAGGCCAGTATGCCAATCTCATAGAGCTTTTTCTCATCCTTCTTTTTCTTGTCCATGAGTAAGTTGATCAGGCCATTGTTCCAGCCCTTCAGATAGTCAGGGTTAATCTGCCAGAGTTCTTCTGTGAATATATCTCTGGCTGCTATTGCCCTCTGGAATGGCACATTGACCTCTGAGCTGAAGCGGAAGTAGTTAATGCCTCCGGATGTGAAGGCAAACTCAATCTGATCCCAGCGGTCTTTCGGTGCTAATCCTTGGTAAAGTATTCTGCCATCTTGCTCCGGTATAGCAGCTTTTTCTGGAGTCGGTTCAGGAGCAGGAGCAGGAAGTGGTTTAGACCTAAAAAAATTGAACATAGATAGAATGGATAATCAAACATAAAGCAACCGATGAGCAGGAACTGCCAAGCACCGGAGCAGAATGGGCATTCACCAAGTGGCTTCGCCCAGATGGTTGGTAGCTTCTGGATTTGGCAGAGATACCACTGCCCAAGTGGGTGATCCTCCAGAAGGTAGTCCAGGAACAATGAGAAGGATGCGCTGAGTAAAGCTATCAGAGCCAATGTCAGCAGGCTCGGAATCGTGTGGTAACTCGATAATGCAACAGCCTCTGCGCTTGCCCCCGCAACTTGCATCAATGTCATAGTTCTGGTTGTTCATTGTTGAAAACATTTATGATTAATTGTGCTGTCTCTATGTTGGTAAATGTACTGATGAAACTTAGGCAGATGCTGTCGTACTCCTTGCCATCAATAGCAATGAATGGCACAGGCTCATTGGTAACTGAGTCATTGAAGTAGATGCTGTACTGACCACCGAAAGCATTGAGAAAGCCCTCCGGAATCTGGGTGGCATCAAGGTCAACAAAGCCATCTGGGTTAATTGTCAGCAATTGCCTGACATTGACATTCACTCCCGGCTTAACTATGTTGACAATGATGTCCTCCTGATCATAGCCGGGAGGAGCAAAGATAAAGACATCATCAGGGCAGCTGGGGAATGGCTGACAGATGGGATAGCAGTTATTGCAACATAGTGCCATACTTTTCCAGATTAAAGTTGCTGGTGATTTCGGCAAAGTTAGAGAAAATAAAATATCGGAAGGCATCCAGAGCATGCGACTTGTCCGGGTTCTTGTTTTTCCAGGCATCGAGGCTGCCCTGCCGATCTACTTTGGCTTCCTTTAGGTCAGTAACCAGAGCCGGGCATGCTTTCTCTGAGATGGTGATCTTGGCCTTCTGGAAGACCAGGATGGTAATTAACCTGCTTGCTATGTGTGATGGGTTAGCCTTTGGCACTTGCAACTGCATGTCGGTGAGCTGAAGGTAGTTCTTAATGATTAGGTAAGCACTGATGTTGCCCTGAGTAAAGGCATTCCTGCTTGCCCCAGATGCATCGCCATTGATAACATACATCAGACCAGGATACTCCTGCCGGATGGTCTGGCAAAGGGTGGAGAGATCACCGATGCGGTAGACCTTCAGCACATTGATGGTGGCATAATTGGCTGACTCACTGCCGTACTTGATGTATTGGCAAGCTACGCAAGTGTTAGTGACATTGAAGTCAAATGCTAGGTAGAGTGGGTAGGCTGGATTAGCCTTAATGTAGCCTCCAAAGACATGCTTAGAGTAGTCGAAGGTATAGGCAAATAGACTTTCTCTATCCCAGACTCCCCACTGCCCTAGGGCATAGACCTCATAATAGGTCTGGTTGACTGTCTTGAGGGCTTCCATCCTTGTGACATACTCATCATCCAGAAAGTTGAGAGCATCTTTGTAAGTGCCATGCAGCCTGAGTATCTGGTTCTGCTCCTTGGCTGGCACATCATCAAAGAACCGCTTCTTAATCCAGTGGCTGTCGGATACAGGGTTAAATGTCAAGAAGAATCTCTTAGGTGTCTCTGACTTACCCCTGAGTCGGAGAGTGATCTGAGTGAAGTCCTCAAGGCTCAACTCAGTTGCCTCCTCAATCCAGATGTATTTAGCCTGGGAGAGCGACTTGAGTTTCTCAGGATCATCACAGCCTAAAAAGACAATCTTGTTCGTGCCAGATTGCAGCTCAAGGTAGCCGGTCTTTGCTTTAACCAGCTTCTCAAATCCCCATTGGCTTATCTTATTGCGAAAGTCGGCAAAGACTGAGTTTCTCAGAGTGCTGGCAACCTTGCGAATGACAAAGTAAGTCTGGAACTGATTGGCCTTGTGGTTGCATATCTCAGCCAACAGTAACTGAATCATTGTCTGTGACTTACCGCTGCCTGCTCCGCCCCAGAGGATGTTGTAGGTCTTAGGCTCAACAAGCGCAGGGAGGTACTTCTGACTCCAGAGGTCAGGACTTGACAAGTCAATCCTTGCCATCAGTCAGTCTCTTCTTCTTTGCGCAGAACCTTGGGCAGAATGACTTCATGCATCTGCACTGTCATCTGCTCCTGGTTCATTAGGCCAAGGTCTCTGGCTATGATGTTGTGATTAAAGAATCCAGAAGAAGCACCTTCAAACTTCTGCAATCTGATGGCCTCCTCTATGCGTGTAAAGACATCACCGAAATCTTTTGATTTGGTCTTATACTCTGATAGCTT